TCTGACAGAGATCATCTGAAAAGACCATTGCAAGTTGCCTCCCAGTTGTGTCGACAAATCGAGGATTTCCCTCTTTTCATCTAAGCAGTCTGCAAATGATCGAACATCATTATATCTCTGAATATCAGATTCTGCATGCTCTGCACTCAGGCGAGTTCAGACTCATCGCTCAACATTTCATCGCATGGTGAAAGTGGTTGACCGCCTCGTCCTAGAATCGGAATTTCACCGAATCTCTCTGAGTGTTTTGCAAGCGGAAAGGGAACATCTGTGAGTAAAACAAATCTCACAGTTCCTCCTCAGCATCCCGTTGGGGATCTGAGACAACACGGAATTGGAATAACGCAGGCACATCACCATGCCCGGAAATCCACGCATCGAAGACTGACTGGTAGTTTACCAATGGGAATTGCGCATGTCGGCAACTCGACCTTAACCAGGCATCTTGACACCGCTCCGTGAAGTCGCGGAAGAAATCCTCGCCCCAGAAGAACGCCTCTCGCAAGGCTCCTCGGACATTCATGATCGTTGCATCAATCTTGGAATCACTGTGGTGAATCCACATGACCATGCGCTGAATCACTGATTTGTCCAGAGGAGCACGGACCCGTCCTGAATCACCAGGCAAAGACATGAATCTCCGTTTAAGGAAAGTCACCTCTTCGATGGTTTTGATCCGGAATCCTCTTGTTTCATCCTTGTCTCCTGGGGTGATGTGCATTCCTAGTTCTTCAATTTCTGCTTTCATTGCAGTCCCATTGAACCAGTGGGTCACATCTGCCCGCGTTGATTTTAACATATCATCGCCGTAGAGAGCCAACGCTACTCGCTCTCTAAAGCTTGCCAGACTCGCGATGTCGTCGCGTCCTGTCTTCCGGCAGATTTTGTTCCAGACATAATATGTCAGCATGTCATGGATGTCGGTGTTAATCTCAGCGGTGATCGCGCAACCCGACTTGTTGCCTCCGTGCGTCCGTAGAAGCCAATCGCCAACTTGGATGTTCATGAACACGAGTTGACGCATCAGCAACTCTCGCACCATCCACGCTGGTGATCCCCTCTTGTCACCATACCACGCAGAGACTCGCTCTGAGTAGGCGCCAAACCACTCGGGGTGCAGTGATCTGTCCCAGTCCGTGTAATCGAAGTCTTCGATGTCCGTGCCTTTGGCACACAGTCGCCGTTTCAAAGCCGTCCACTCGGAATTTGCATCAATCCCGACAGCGGACGAAATCTTCCCGGCCAATCTGTGCTGACAAGCAATCCACTGTCCAAAGTACTTCCTGATCAACATGTTGTAGATCAGCGGAAGCACGATGAAAGATCGCGTCTTCTTTGCCTCGACTTTCTCGACAGTGCGCAATTCGTCCTTCAGGCATGCATAAGAGGTTAAAGAAATCATCTTTCCTCGCCTCAAATCTGCCTCTGCCACATCGAACTGCTGCCACATTTCTCCGGACATCGTCCTCTGATCGTCATCTCCCATCGTGATCCA